GGATTCGCAAGTATCGCAACATTCATATTTTATAAGGAATACTTTTATGAAGAATAAAAAAACTGCTACTCAGAGCAATGAGTAACAGTGTCAAACATATCTAATAAAGAAATAAAAAATATGTTTTCAATATAAAACGAAATACGGAGGATGTCAACTATGACTAAAAAATATAAAGACATGACGCAGGAAGAAATAAAAGACTTATTATCTGAAAAAACCGCAGAATTATATGAATTAGCGAAAGAAATTAAGGGAGAAAGTAAATTTGATATTTTGCTTTTCTCATCAATAGGAGTTATCGACGGAGATTATTTAGCAGGTTCAAGTTCTGTGATTGGTCATACTTTCGATCTTGCTTCCTTATTGGATAGCACTAAGAGTTATAAAGACATTGTCAATGTTCTCCAAATGTGTAAATCACAAAAATTTCTCGGTATTGATGACAGCAAGGAGGACTAAAACAATGTATTACGAAGTAGGCGAAATCATACGCAAAAATATTCATGTTAACGGATTCGATTTTAAGCTATTCATTTTAAAAGGTCATATGGGCATATCAATACAAGTTAAAGATATGAACAACGTACCAATTAAACATGCTTATGTCGTAGATGAGAATGACTTAGATATGGCATCAGACTTATTCAACCAAGCAATAGATGAATGGATTGAAGAGAACACAGACGAACAGGACAGACTAATTAACTTAGTCATGAAATGGTAGGAGGTCGCTATGAAGCAGACTGTAACTTACATCATCCGTCATAGGGATATGCCAATTTATATAACTAACAAACCAACTGATAATAATTCAGATGTTAGTTACTCCACAAATAGAAATAGAGCTAGGGAATTTAACGGTATGGAAGAAGCGAGTATCAATATGGATTATCACAAAGCAATCAAGAAAACAGTGACAGAAACTATTGAGTACGAGGAGGTAGAACATGACTGAACAAACATTATTTGAACAGTTGAACAGTAAAAACGTGAATGATCATACAGAACAAAAAAATGGATTAACTTATCTAGCATGGTCATATGCACACCAAGAGCTGAAAAAGATTGACCCAAACTACACAGTAAAAGTACACGAGTTTCCACATCCAGATATTAACACAGAAAATTATTTTGTACCTTATTTGGCTACACCAGAAGGCTATTTTGTACAGGTATCTGTGACTGTGAAAGATAGTACAGAGACTGAGTGGCTTCCAGTATTGGACTTTAGAAATAAATCGCTTGCTAAAGGTAGTGCAACAACTTTCGATATTAACAAAGCGCAAAAACGATGTTTTGTTAAAGCTTCGGCTTTACACGGTTTAGGCTTATATATCTACAACGGCGAGGAACTACCAAGTGCAAGTGACAACGATATTACAGAATTAGAAGAGCGTATCAATCAGTTCGTGAACTTATCTCAAGAAAAAGGGCGAGATGCAACTATCGATAAAACGATGAGATGGCTAAAAATATCTAACATTAATAAATTAAGTCAAAAACAAATCGCAGAAGCACACCAAAAATTAGATGCGGGATTAAAACAATTGGATAGTGAGGAGAAACAATAATGTTAAACAGAGCAGTATTAGTAGGACGCTTAACAAAAGACCCAGAATTAAGAAGTGCGCCAAATGGCGTAAATGTAGGTACATTCACATTGGCAGTAAACAGAACATTCACGAATGCTCAAGGCGAGCGTGAAGCAGATTTTATAAACGTAGTAGTGTTCAAGAAACAAGCTGAAAATGTTAAAAACTACCTTTCTAAAGGGTCGCTGGCAGGTGTAGACGGGCGACTACAAACACGTAGCTACGAAAATAAAGTCGGGCAACGTGTATTTGTGACAGAAGTAGTAGCGGACAGTGTTCAATTCTTAGAACCGAAGAATAACAACCAACAACCAAACAACAATTATCATCAACAAAGACAAACTCAAACTGGTAATAATCCTTTTGATAACAACGCAGACTCTATAGAGGATCTTCCTTTTTAGGAGGCGTTAGATGAACGAATTATGGAAAGATGTTGTAGGTTACGAGGGCATATACGAAGTAAGCAGTAAAGGTAGAGTTAGAACTCACAAAAATAAAGTTACTTGGTCTAACCGTTATCAAAAATGGAGGCATTGGAAACAGCGTTATTTAAAAGATAAAACACCTAATGGTCGAGATGTAAGAGTAACCCTTTGGAAAAATGGTAAACGCAAAGATTTTTTAGTCCACAGATTAGTGGCATTCGCCTTTATACCAATGATAGAAGGTAAAAATTGTATTAACCATATTGACGGGAACCCCAAAAATAACAATGTAGAAAATCTTGAATGGTGTAATCACTTGGAAAATAATAGGCATGCATTTGAAACAGGATTAATGCATACCAATATGGCTGTAAAACTTATTAATCATTTAGGTATCGAATATGAATTTATAAGTATGAGTAGAGCAGGAAAATTCTTAGGCAGAAGTCATAGTTATATTAGCGACAAAATAAAAAATAATCACAAAGATGTTACTGATATACATGGTAATAAATATAAATTTGAGAAGTTGATATAAATGCCGAAAATTACTAGTTATATCACTCAAGATGACGGTACAACAACAGTTGTCATCTCGGGTGTTGAATTAGGCAATAAAGAAACATTACTACTTGATAACGGATTTGATGTGGAAGTCGATGTAAGCGTCATAGATCCGTTTCAAATTACCGGCAAGCAACGACGAAAAATATTCGCGCTTGTCAAAGACATAGAAGAATATACAGGTCAACCAATGGACTATATGCGACATATGTTCATCGAGTATGTAAGGACTTACTACGGCTATGATGAACGTATTTCACTAAGTAATTGTACGAGAACACAAGCAAGTCAAATCATTGAAGCAACGCTTGACTGGACGTTCTACAATGACATACCACTTAGCTACAAAACAAGCGACTTGCTGAAACAAGATAAATCGCTCTTATACTGGTCAACTGTTAACCGCAACTGTGTAATTTGTGGAAAGCCTCACGCAGACCTAGCGCATTATGAAGCAGTCGGCAGAGGCATGAACAGAAATAAGATGAATCACTATGACAAACACGTATTAGCGTTATGTCGCGAACATCATAACCAGCAACATGCGATTGGCGTTAAGTCGTTTAATGATAAATATCACTTGCATGACTCGTGGATAAAAGTTGATGAGAGGCTCAACAAAATGTTGAAAGGAGAGAAAAATGAATAAGTTACTAATAGATGACTATCCGATACAAGTATTACCGAAATTAGCTGAATTAATAGGATTAAACGAAGCAATAGTATTGCAACAAATTCATTATTGGTTAAACAACTCAAAACATAAGTACGATGGTAAAACTTGGATTTTTAATTCTTATCCAGAATGGCAAAAACAATTTCCATTTTGGAGCGAGAGAACTATAAAAAGGACATTTGGGAGTTTAGAAAAACAAAATTTATTGCATGTAGGTAACTACAACAAGGCTGGATTTGACCGTACAAAATGGTATTCAATCAATTATGAAACATTAAACAAACTAGTGGCACGACCATCGGGACAAAATGGCCCGACGATGAGGACAAATTGGCACGATGCAAGAGGACAAAATGACCCGACCAATACCATAGACTACACAGAGACTAACAAACATAGAGAGACAGACGACGTCTCAAAGTCATTTAAGTATATTAGTACCAATTTAGAAATTATACAAAACCCTTTAAAAGCAGAACAGTTAGAACACGAAATTAAATCATTTAAGCAAGATCAGTTCGAAATAGTAAAAGTTGCTACCGATTACTGTAAAGAAAATAACAAAGGTCTAAATTATCTATTAACTGTATTAAAGAACTGGAATAAAGAAGGCGTTTCAGATAAAGAAAGTGCTGAAAACAAATTGAAACCTCGTAACTCTAAAAAAGAAACTACTGATGATGTCATAGCACAAATGGAAAAAGAATTGAGTGATGACTAATGCCGATGAGCAAAACACAAGCATTAGAAATTATTAAAAAAGTTAGGTACGTATACAACATCGATTTTGATAAACCAAAGTTAGAAATGTGGATTGATGTATTAAGTCAAAACGGAGATTATCAACCAACTGTAAAAGCTGTAGATGGATATATCAACAGTAACAACCCGTACCCGCCTAACTTACCAGCAATCATGCGTAAGGCACCTAAAAAAGTATCTATCGAGCCGGTAGACAACGAAACCGCTACACACCAATGGAAAATGCAGAACGACCCCGAATATGTCAGACAAAGAAAAATAGCGCTAGATAACTTCATGAATAAGTTGGCAGAATTTGGGGGCGATAACGAATGAATTATGGGCAATTCGAAATTGAAAGCACAATAATCGCTACGCTACTTAAACAACCGGACGTACTAGAAAAGATAAGAGTTAAAGATTACATGTTTACGAACGAAAAGTTTAAAACCTTTTTCAATTATGTAATGGACGCCGGAAAGATAGACCATCAAGAAATCTATTTAAAAGCAACTAAAGATAAAGAGTTTTTAGATGCAGATACTATAACTAAACTTTACAACTCCGATTTCATTGGGTACGGCTTCTTTGAACGTTATCAACAAGAATTATTGGAAAGTTATCAGCTCAACAAAGCTAACGAATTAGTAACTGAGTTCAAACAACAACCTACGAACCAAAACTTTAATAACTTGATTGATGAACTCAAGGATTTAAAAACAATTACTAACAGAAAAGAAGACGGAACCAAGAAGTTTGTTGAGGAGTTTGTCGATGAGTTATACAGCGATAGCCCTAAGAAGCAAATTAAGACGGGTTATAAGCTCATGGATTACAAAATAGGGGGATTGGAGCCGTCGCAATTAATCGTCATCGCAGCGCGTCCCTCAGTGGGTAAGACAGGTTTTGCATTAAACATGATGCTGAACATAGCACAAAATGGATACAAAACATCTTTCTTTAGTCTCGAAACAACTGGCACATCAGTATTGAAACGTATGTTATCAACAATTACTGGTATTGAGTTAACCAAGATAAAAGAAATCAGAAACTTAACGCCAGATGATTTAACAAAGTTAACGAATGCGATGGATAAAATCATGAAATTAGGTATTGATATTTCTGATAAAAGTAATATCACACCGCAAGATGTGCGAGCACAAGCAATGAGGCATTCAGACGGTCAACAAGTTATTTTTATTGATTACCTTCAACTGATGGATACTGATGCGAAAGTTGATAGACGTGTAGCAGTAGAAAAGATATCACGCGACTTAAAGATAATTGCTAATGAGACAGGCGCAATCATCGTACTACTTTCACAACTGAATCGTGGTGTCGAGTCTAGACAGGATAAAAGACCAATGCTATCGGACATGAAAGAATCAGGCGGAATAGAAGCAGATGCGAGTTTAGCGATGCTACTTTACCGTGATGATTATTATAACCGTGACGAAGATGACAGTATCACTGGCAAATCTATTGTTGAATGTAACATAGCCAAAAACAAAGACGGCGAAACCGGAATAATTGAATTTGAGTATTACAAGAAGACTCAGAGGTTTTTCACATGAATATAATGCAATTCAAAAGCTTATTGAAATCGATGTATGAAGAGACAAAGCAAAGCGACCCGATTGTAGCAAATGTATATATCGAGACTGGTTGGGCAGTCAACAGATTGTTAGACAATAACGAGTTATCGCCTTTCGATGATTACGACAGAGTTGAAGAGAAAATTATGAATGAAATCAATTGGAAGAAAACGCACATTAAGGAGTGTTAAAAATGCCGAAAGAAAAATATTACTTATACCGAGAAGATGGCACGGAAGATATTAAGGTCATCAAGTATAAAGACAACGTAAATGAAGTTTATTCGCTCACAGGAGCCCATTTCAGCGACGAAAAGAAAATTATGACTGATAGTGACCTAAAACGATTTAAAGGCGCTCACGGACTTCTATATGAGCAAGAGCTAGGTTTACAAGCAACGATATTTGATATTTAGAGGTGGACGATGAGTAAATACAACGCTAAGAAAGTTGAGTACAAAGGAATTGTATTTGATAGCAAAGTAGAGTGTGAATATTACCAATATTTAGAAAGTAATATGAATGGCACTAACTATGATCGTATCGAAATACAACCGAAATTCGAACTACAACCTAAATTTGGGAAACAAAGACCGATTACGTATATAGCTGATTTCTCTTTGTGGAAGGATGGCAAACTGGTCGAAGTTTTAGATGTTAAAGGTAAGGCGACTGAAGTTGCCAACATCAAAGCGAAGATATTCAGATATCAGTATAGAGATGTGAATTTAACGTGGATATGTAAAGCGCCTAAATACACAGGTCAAGAATGGATGGTATATGAGGACTTAGTGAAAGTCAGACGTAAAAGAAAAAGAGAAATGAAGTGATCTAATGCAACAACAAGCATATATAAATGCAACGATTGATATAAGGATACTTACAGAAGTTGAATATCAGCGTTTCGATGATGTCGATGATGAAAAAGATATGCTAGCAGAGCGTTTAGATAAAAATCCGGACGAATTACTAAAATATGACAGCATAACAATAAGACATGCATATATAGAGGTGGAATAAATGAGTATCGTAAAGATTAACGGTAAACCGTATAAATTTACCGAACATGAAAATGAATTGATAAAAAAGAATGGTTTAACTCCAGGAATGGTTGCAAAAAGAGTACGAGGTGGCTGGGCGTTGTTAGAAGCCTTAAACGCACCTTATGGCATGCGCTTAGCTGAGTATAAAGAAATTGTGTTATCCAGAATTATGCAACGAGAGGCTAGAGAACGTGAAATAGCTAGACAACGACGTAAAGAGGCTGAATTACGTAAGAAGAAGCCACATTTGTTTAATGTACCTCAGAAACATTCACGTGATCCGTACTGGTTTGATAATACTTATAACCAAATGTTTAAGAAATGGCAGGAAGCATAAATGCCTAAAACCGATAGCGCATGTAAAGAATACTTAAACCAATTTTTCGGATCTAAGAGATATCTGTATCAGGATAACGAACGAGTGGCACATATCCATGTAGTGAACGGCACTTATTACTTTCATGGGCATATCGTGCCAGGTTGGCAAGGCGTGAAAAAGACATTTGATACAGCGGAAGAGCTTGAAACATATATAAAGCAACAGGGTTTGGAATACGAGGAACAGAAGCAACTAACTTTATTTTAAAAGGGCGGAAACAATGAAA